AGCCATGAGAGTTTCGGCCTGTTCGCTGTGCTGATTCTGGTACAGTTGGCGGCCACCGGCGCAGCAGCGTTCCGCATTTACAACAAACAAAGAAAGGATTGAATTTTATGAGCATTTTACAGACTATCGACCTGAAAAAGTATTACGGCACAGAGCCGAACATCACCCGCGCCCTTGACGGTGTGAACTTCTCCGTGGAGGACGGCGAATTTGTGGCCGTTGTGGGAACCTCCGGCAGCGGCAAGTCTACCCTGCTTCACATGATGGGCGGGCTGGACACCCCTACTTCCGGCAATGTGATTGTCCGGGACAAAGAGCTGTCGAAAATGAACGACGAACAGCTCACCATCTTCCGCCGCCGCAACATCGGCTTTATCTTCCAGAACTATAACCTTGTTCCCATCCTGAATGTG